CAAAGAGAGATACCAAAACACCCACAATAAGCCACGGGAGAGGGATTGGTAACATTATTCAGCCTCTTTTCTAGCTTGTGCTAATTCTTCACGCTCTTGGTCATCTTCTAAATGGTCAGGAGGTGTAGTCGGAGGGGGGCCAGGTGTCCAAGATTCATCCAACTCTGGGTTCTTCCAAACAGGCATAGCACCAAATGGTTGACTAGGCAAACCATACGCTGATTGCGGAGGTGCATAGGACGAGTTAAAACCGCCCTGAGAGCCTCCATAACCCATTGGTTGACACATTGGTTGCGTTGGAGGATTAAACGCCCTAGAAGCACTTGACATAGCCCGTTTGCCAATAACGCCACCGATACCGCCCACGATCAGCAGAACAATGTCGTTCAGCATCTTGGTGTAGGCTTGGTCAATGGGAGCCATGCTTTTGATAGGCTGAGTGACAAAAGTCACCGAATAGAGCAAAGCACCAACAATAAACATGAGGATAAGTGTGACTGCAACCACAACAAACCCCCAAATCCTTACTTCTATCTCTTCAGTTGTTAGGTTTAACTTCGTCAATCTTTTTCTCCAATATTGGTGCTACTAAGTATTCAGGGCAAGTCTGAGTAAATTGGCATCTAGGTTTCTGACAAGGTTCAGCATGAAAGTTATCTGGGTTCTGACAAAAATAGCGATACTTTTCGTCACAGCCATGTAGCATAAAAGCTACAAAAATCAATAGGTATCTCATGCTTTGATGTCCACAGACTTAGCCCATTGAGTCTTAATCTCTTGAACTCTCTGTTGTTGTTCAGCTTGTCTGGTTAGTTCTGCCAAACGCTTCATATTCTGTTGGTGGATCACTCGGTGAGCCTCTGACAGCATTTGAGCATTCTGTTGGTAAGTGGTAATTCTCATTTCCCTAACCCAACCCTTCCAAGTAGAAGATTAACAATCTTGTCCGACAAATCGTCAGGCAAGAACTTTAAGAAGCCTAGAAACCACAATGCCACACACCCGTAAACGAATATCTTGAGGCATAGGTCAAAAGTCTTCTGGTACTCATTCACCGCCCACACCTTTTAGTGGTATCGCAAAACTCCATGAGTTCGTAGATACCAATTCCGACAAGGAACAAAACAAAAGCCACACCACCAATAATCATGGCTAACTCTTGCATCTCTTCTTCTTCTTGTTTAGCCTTCTTATCTGCTCTCTCTAAAGCCCTGAGTTCTCTAGCATCGTCTATGTCCATCTGGTCTTGACGAGCCTTAATTTTGTTCCAAACGTCAACCTTACCTGTGGTCATAAAGAGCATCTTTAACTCTTCCTCAAATGCCCTAGCCTGTTCAAGAGCCATCTCAATCTGGAGAGCAGTCCCCATGTTTGAGCCTTTGCCCTTCTTAGCCTCGATTAACGCTTTAGTAGCGGTACTCTTGGCATCGAACATCTTGCCAATCATCGGGGCAAGAGAACCTAAATCATTGGCGACCTTACTCGCCTTCTTAACCATCGAAATAGCTTGCTGAATGCCAGCTAGAGCCGTCATCGGATCGATCATTTCACCTTCTCCCATTTAAGACAGATAACCCTTCGGTTATACACATCTCCAACCCAAGTCCATTTAATACATCGGTACTCTATGGTTGCCGCCTTTAGACGATCACGGAAAACACCAAACAATAATGTAGCTACAAAAAATGACAAAAGCACTAATACATACCGCAGCGATGATGGCTTCGGCATAGTCTCTCATTACTCTTCAGTCATTGGCTGAACAGCACCACGGGCAGCGCCAGTAGCAAAGTCTTGAACAGCATCACGACCCCAATCAATTCCAAACTTCTTACCAATCCTGATAGCCTCTTGAATCTTGTCTTGGTCAAAAGCGCCATTCTTCTGTTGAAGTGCCGAGAACACTTTTACTGCATCAGTGGGATTTAACAATAGGGTCTTGAGCTTTTCTTCTGTTGCAGCAGATGCCTTGTTTGCCCAGAACTTACTCATCAATGAGCTGATGGCATAGAAAGGGCCAGAAACAGGATTTGTGAAGCGTGAGATAACTTGCTCTGGAGGGATGCCAACAACGCTCTCAAATGGCGTTTTAGGTACTGTTTCAACCTTAAACGGCACATTAGTTAAGTCTCTATTTAGTCTTCCAGAAACCAAAGCAAAGTCTTGAACCTTCTGTGCGTATGTTGGGCCAAACACTCTGTTGAATATAGCGGCTTTTGTGCGGTCATTAAGCATCCCAACTGGATCACCAGACTTTACGATGTCATCCAACATGAATGAACGGGCGGCATTAACTGCATCCTTATTCGCTCCATACTGTTGCATAAACTTGTTTGTAAAGTTCACATCGCTATACATTCTAGAAACCAAATCTTGTGGACTTTTGAAGCCACCAGAACTTACGATTTGGTCACCAGCAACCTTCTTAAAGGCGGCATCCAAACGATTACGTTCTGCTATCAAAGCAGTAACATTGTTTGAAGCAGTGCGAAGCTCATCCTCTAAGCCTGGGACTAAGGACATACCGCCCTGATTCTTAGCTAACCATTTATTAGCCGCTTTGGGGTCTATAACATCATTCTTTAGTGCGGCACGACTGAAACTGTCGTAGAAGGCATCTCTCGCCACACGAACACCCTCTTCGCCTGTAGCTTTGATAAAGTCATCAACATTAGATTTGTTACCAATAATCGCAGGAGCAATCTGCTCAACAAACTTCTTGCGGTCAACGGCTTTCAAAGTTTCAGAATTGAATGGCAAGCCTACCTTCTGGAAGTAAGAAGCATCAGCATTGCGATAAGCCTGAACAAAGTCAGGATCAAGGTTATCAATGTGTCCACCAACACGGGCTTTCAACTCTGAGAGCAGTCGAATATCAGCGGGTTCGGTTGTTTTACGCAATTGCTTGTTGATTTCCCGCTTAAGAGAGTCCAAATCTTCTACTGTAGCGGCAGTAAACTTAATCCCACCTTCGGTCATTGGCTTGCCTTCTGCCGTCAGAATAGGGCTAGGCGGCACTTCCGAAGGACGGAACTTGGCACGAACACGATTGTAGATAGACGGAAAGGTCTTAAAGATGTCAGACGCTTGCTCACCCGCAACAAAATTGAAGATGTCATCAACAGAGTTGGCAGGTAATTTAACATTGTTCTGTTTAGCAATGTCAAAAGCCTCTGTATAAAGTGGTTTAACCAACTTATAGGCGGCATCTTCTTTGGCGGCAACAAGTGTAGAAACCCTTTGACCAAAAACATTAGGGTCAAGAGTTGCATCTTTGTAAGTATCAGCAATCTGCTCATCAATGGTGCGAGTTCTACGGGCTTGTGGTTTGACCAAATCAAGCGGAGAAACATTAACGCTAACCTTTGATGGATCACCAAACAATCGAACTTGACTAGCAGCCAAAGCCTGTTTAGCTTGCTCAAACTGATTGCCATACTGCGCCCTAAAAACAGGGTCTTTAGCCGACAAACTTTGAATCAACTGGTTGACAACAGGATTGTCTGCCAACAAAGAACTCACAGGCATCTGTATTGGCGCACCACCAGGTGTTTTCAATGAAAGATTTTGTTGTGCTTTGGCGGCTTTGGTGATCGTATCCATGATTGTTGGATCAGCAGAACCTGCGGCAATGAAGATATTGCTAATCCGATTGTCGACATCTCTAAGTAATTCATCTTCAGGGACAGTTCCACGAACCTTATTCCATTGAGAAGCGGCAGCATCAAATGCTTTACCAGCTAAAGGAACTGTTTTTAATGATGTTCCTAAAGTGTAAGAACCACCGCCACCACCCAAAACACTACCAACAACCCTGCCAGTGGTAGGAGCACCCATCTTTTCACCAATATATTCACCCGCTTGACCACCCGCTTCAGCAGTAGAGCCAATAACTTGTTGTTCGGTAGGACGCAATATTGTTTGACCAAATAAGCCTAGACGTTTTGTAGCCGCCAATGGAGGAAATAGATAACTTTCTGGGGAAGTAACAGCCTCTGTTCCTTGAGCAATAATCTTTTGGAAGCCCCCTTGAGGCTCAACACCAGTAGTGCCTAAAGATTCCATCAGACTCTTATAAAGAGGTTGGCGACCAGCCTTAAATGTCTCGACAATTCCACCCTCTGTTGGTGCGGGAGCAACAGTTCCACCAGAGGCTCTCATGCCCATAGTGAGAGGATTTACGCCTACCCGTTCTAAAGCGGAAAATACCAAATTAGAAAGACCTGCAGCAGTACCAACACTACTTGCCAAACCTTTTCGTGCAGACTCAGCCACCACAGCACCCATAGTAGGAGTTGGTTTTCCAGATAATTCTTCTAGTTCAGCATCTGTTAAAGGTGTATCGCTTTGATACCGCTTACCATCAATTTCGTAAACCGCCATGATGTATCCTTATTCTTCAACAACAGTAACAACTTTACCGCTTTTTAATGTTCTAGTATTGGTTTTCTTCTCTGCAACACCTGAGAACTCTGGGAAATCAAGAGCTTGGTCAACACGAGCCTTTTCATAGCCAGGATTACTGTAAGCAATCTTGCGTTGCGCTTCAATTTCAGTCTTAGCTTTGTTTGTAGAAACTTTCTTAATAGCCAAGAGTGTCTTCTTGATTTTTTCTTGTGTGTCAAGAGTTGGAGTAGAAGTAAACAATCTAGCTACATAATCAGCAGTTCCACCAAGCAATGAAGGATCAGCGCCAGCCGCTAACAATTCCTTCTGACTTAAATCTCCAGAACCAGAAATAGCCCTAGCAAATTGTGTTTGCGCTGCCCTAAAAGATGCAAAGTTATTTGTGTTGATAGAGTCTTGGATGTTCTCCAAAGCATTATCAGCAGCAGTTACCGCTTTAAGTTGAGGATCAATTGTGCGTTGGACACTTGCCCTAAATGCTGGAATATCTGCCAATGTCTTATCACCTGGCAATACCAATTTAGAAGCACCTTCTTTAGCCTTTTTTACACCACGTTCTTCTAATAAAGTGTCTATTACAGTTGCTTCTGCTTGGGTCAATTCATCAAAGTTTTTACCAAATCTTGCTTTGGAAACTCTGTCAGCTTCAGGGCCATAACTAGTTTTAGTAGGCTTTTCTGGTTTTTCGTATAAGACTAAATCCGCAGGCTTTCCAGTTATTTGAAACTCTGCAAGACTTGCAGGGGTATATTTACCTGATTCCACTAATTTTTGGAATGGATCATTTTGCAAACGCTCCCGCTTTGCCGCTGCTTCAGATGCCATTGCAGCCGCTAGTCTTTGTTTTGTTTGAGCCATCTCACTCTGTGCTTGACGAGCATATTGAGCCAAAGCCATAGCACCTTGTTGGTCTCCAGCTTGTGCCAACATCTGAGCACCCTTCATAATCGACTCAGGATTGTTCTGGTCAATCTGTTGGGCAATGGTGTTCCTAGTGCTTATTAGACGCAACTGAGGGTCTTCTGCACCCAAAGCACCACCAGCCACATCAGCAAGCCCTCTAGCACCCGCATAGATCAATGCCTGACCACGAGCCGCAGGGTCTAATTGAGCCAACCTCATGCCTTCGCTTAAAGCAGAAGTACGTTGTTGTTGACCATACATTTCAGGGGTTAGGCCAAATAAACCCTCAACTATAGTTGCCATGATTTATCCTTAATAAGTGTATCGTTGATTGAGTAGAGGAGCATCTACTGTAGTAGTAGTACCCAAGTAATTTGTTGGCAATTTAATACCTAATCCTCTAGCCATGTCAGCAGTATTTACATTCATTGGGCCTGTTGGCGCGGCTACACTTTCTGGGCCAACTACAGATGATACAAACTCACCTAGTTTATTTCCAATAGCTTTACCAGCCATGTCTATTCCAGTAGACAAAAGACCAGAAGAACCCAAAGCAGTCAATCCTGTAGCAAGAGGACTATTGGTAGCCGCTGCCCCTGTAGCCAATGCTACGCTTTGACCCGCACCCCGTAAACCTAATTCACCTGCTCTAGCACCTGCCGTAGAGACAAGATTACCCAAGTTAATACCAGTAGTTAATGGTTGTTGACCTGCACTCTCCAAGGCTTGAACTTGGTTCATGGCAGTCGTGTAAGGTGAATAAGCGGCTTGTTGACCACCATAGTATTGACCCATAGTAGAAGCACCAGTACCCAAGAGTCCCGCACCAAACAAGACGTTTTGTTGACCTTCTCGTTGAGCATTAGCCGCCAAGATAGCTTCTTGTTGCGCACGAGCATTAAACAAAGCCTGTAACTCAGGAGTTGTTGCTCCCAAAGTACCACCTTGAGCAACAGACAGACCTGCACGACCTTGTTGTTGAAGTTTGTTTTGCAGATTAGCCAACTCCAACTCTCTGCCTGGTTGCAACAAAGACATCTGGCTCTTCAGGTAGTCTGAGGCGACTTGTTCAGGAGATTGAGCCAAATACTTGTTACCAAGAGTAAACAAGCTCTGTGCGCCTGTTTGGAGGGGTTCAAAGGCTTTCTGAGCACCTTCTGCTTGTGTTATCCCAGACTCAGCTAACTTAACAAACCTATCTTGAGCCGCTTTAGCTTCAGGACTCAGTGTGTACCCTGCGCTTGTCAATTGACCCGTTTTAGGATCAAAAGCAAACTGTGAAGAACCAAACCTAGTTGTCATGCCAACAGGTCTAAACTGAGCCGCAGTTTTAGCCGCAGCAGTTTCTTCATCAATCTTCTTTTGGGCGGCTTGTGCGGCTTCCTTAGAAACCCTAGCTTGCTCTATACCAGCCGCAGTAGTTAAACCAGCACCAACGGCTTTTCCTATAACGCTTTCAGCTACTTTTGTTCCCGCAGCAGTTAGCAAACCTGTACCTGCTGCTGCACCTGCCGCACCAACACCAGTTGTTATACCGCCCAATGCCGTACCAAGTCCTGCTCCTGTTAAAGCATTAGTTCCTGCTAAACCTGCACCCGCAGTAAGACCTGCACCAGTTCCTGTCGCACCAAGACCCGCACCAGTAGTAGACAGACCAAGACCACCCGCACCTGCTGTTAAACCAGTTCCTGCTCCCATTCCAGTTACACCACCTGCCGCACCACCAGTAGTTGCAGGAGCTGCACTTGTTAGTAAACCTCCTGCGCCACCCGCACCAGCAGCCAAAGCACTACCAAGACTTGTAGCACCAGCAGTACCACCCGCACCACCAAGAGCTAGGTCATAAGCAGCCAGTTCAGCCGCAGTCATACCTGCTGTGCCAGCCGCAGTGCCTGCCGCACCACTAGCCACACCCGCAGTACCTAATAGACCACTGGCAACAGCACCGCCTACAGCAGCTAAAACTACAGGGTCTTTAAGCATATCTACAAGACCACCAGCAAAAGATAACTCTTTTTTAGTTTTAACTGTATTAACAAGGTCGCCAGTAGGACTGTAAATATTTACTGGTGTTCCAACAGGAGCTTTGTAGTTAACATCGCCATCAGATTTAGATGTTGTAAAAGTCTCAAGAGGGCCAATTTGCTCATCCATCCCAGAACCTGTTGTTCGGTACTGAGGAGCAATAACAGTATCTCCAAGCGTTACTGACATACCAGGAGCAACAGTTTCAGCCACACGAGCAGAAATTTGTCCCTCTGGTATACCAACAGTCTCTGCCATTTGAGCAGGAGAGATTTTATAGGTCTCCATAGCCGCAACGATGTCGGCATCACTCATGCCTGGATTAGCAAGCAAGAACTCTACAATTTGCTGATTCGTTACGGCCATTTTCTTTACTCCGATTCTAAGGACTCTTTGAGCATCTTAAAGAATGCTTCACGTCCAACTTGCATTTGATCTAAATTAAACCTAGTTGAGTCAAGTTTACGATCTAAGTCTGCAACATGATTAACCATCATTTGTTGCTCTTTAGTCATGTCTTCATACTTGTACTCAATACCATCTATCGTCACAGGGGTCTTTTCATTTTTTCCCATGATTTTCTCCTAATGTGCCACTAAATTCAGGTAGTGGCTTCCTGATAAATTAAGCAGTTGCCCAAGGCACACCCTGAGCCTGAACAGGATTCTTCTGCAAAGCAATATTAGCCGCCAGAGCATCTTCAGTGGCTTGCTTATCAACAGATTCCCAGACCCAATTCAATACTTCAGCTTCAGTAACTGAGGCATAAGGGATTGTTGGTGTTCCTGCTTGCCAAGATGCTGTAGAGTAAATGGAAGCCGTGTAGTCTCCATCAACCGCAGTTGCAGTCCAGTGAGCACAGTTTATGAAACCATCTGCGGTGAGATAGTCTGTCTGGGTAATTTTCCAAGTGGTAGTCATGATATTTTCCTTTTAAAGATTATGGGTGTGATGCTTTGTAGGCATCGAATTCTGCTTTGAGTTCTTGGATGGCTTTGACCAAAGTTGGAATCAATGTTTCATGGTTAATGTTTTTATACTCAATACCATCCGCACCAGCCTTTGATACTCCAACACATTCTGGAAATACAGTTTCAAACTCTTGGGCAATGAAACCAGCAACATTTTTCTTGTCTTGACCTTTTCCATCTTTCCAATCAAAACGTCTTGGTTGTAACGCCATGATTGCATCAAGACCAGTATCAATGTCACGCACATTTTCTTTGAGGCGTTGGTCAGAGATAGCAGAAATTACAATTGAAGTGGCAAATACAGTTCCACCCATACCAACATAAAAACGAAATGCTGAAGCTCCTGTTGAATAGATATGGTTTGTGCTAGTTGCGTCTGTAGTTGCTGAATTAGATAAATAGCTAATACCAGTTTGATTTACCTCAAATCCAACATTAGCGGCTCCTGATGATGTTTTCCCCACCAGCAAGTTACCGCTAGAGTCTATTCTGGCTCGTTCTGAGCCGCTTGAATAGAAAGTAGGAAAGTAATTAGTATAAGTTCCACCAATTCGGATTTCGCCTGTTGTGGAGTTACCTTTTAGCGACCCAACTTCAACGCCTCCTAATGACAAAGAATAGCCAGTTAATGAGCCTGCTGTCATGGCCGCATCCACTCGTCCAGTCGGACTTGTAGCCCCCACACCCAAATCACCTGCCGCTGTCAGAGTCATCGCCTGAGTAAAGGAGATAGCGTCTCCTGCTGTGCCTGATGCGGCTGTGTTCCAAGTATGAGTGCCAGTTGAGCCTTGAGCATAAAAAGTAGCGTTAGCAGTGTTTAAATATCTAAAATTAGTGCCGTCATAATAAGTATTTGAAGATAAAAAGAGTGAGCCTGCGCCTGATGATGCACCCCATAACGCAACTGTACTACCAACTTGCATTGCTTTAAACCCACTCCAAGCACTCGGAACAACGCCCAGACCTAAATTGCCTGATGCGTCGAGAGTGGCCTTTGTGCCACCTGTTGTACCAATTGCCAAAGAATCTGTGGAATGGTTATATTCAAAGAACCCACGATATTTTTCGTTTCCTGTAACTCCATCAGCAAAGTAAATTCCGCTGTAAGTAGCACTGCCTCCGTAAAGCGTAAGCACAGGGCTTCCAGACCCGCCACCAATAACAGTTTTTACTGTGCCCTCAAATAAACTAGGCGAACTTGTACCAATACCTACATTGATTCCACTAGCCGTATAAAGGCTTGTGGATGTGAGGCGCATGGCTTCTGTGCCACCAATTAAATGTCTAATTTGAGTTGAAGTAGCAGAGTTAATAATGGTTGCAAAACTACCATCAAATAAATAGCCAATCTCTCCATAAGATGCGCCAGCATTTCTAAATCCAATTCTTGAGCCAGTGCCAGAACCAGTACCACTATTGTCAAAATATGCGGGATAAGTTGTAGTTGCATTTGTACTTGCAGTTGCAACAAACGTAGTCCCATCAAAAGTAAGCGCAGAGCCACTTGTCAGAACCTTTGAACCATTGAGATAGGTTACTCCGTTGGCTGTGCCTCCAGAGAGGGTTGGATTGCTTGTCAGGGTCAATCCAGTGCTTGCTAAACGCATCCATTCTGTGTGTGAAGCAGCAAGACCCGCCCATACGAAATCACCATAACCACTAGAATTCTGCACAACGCCAAACACGTTCTGCATATTTCCATTGTTTTTAAAGTAGATAGAGTTAAAGATTCCAGTAGCAGGGGTTGCACTATTCTGGAGAACAAAACCATTGGGATAGGTAGTGAAGTCTGTCGCAGAGTAAGTTGTATCTTTATTACGATTAGATGTGAGGTGAACACCGCTAAAAGATAGAACACTACCTGTAGTTATGTTTTTAGAAGCATCCAAATATAGTACGCCATCAACAGTTCCAGCACTAAGATTTACAGTGCTAGAAGCATTTATTGATGTGAAGTTACCATTGTTGGCTGTTGTAACCCCAACAAGTCCATTGATATTGATATTGGCAGTACCTGTCAAGTTGGTCACAACACCGCTTGATGGAGTACCTAAAGCACCACCATTAACAACCATAGCACCCGTATTAGGTGTATTGATAGCCAAAGCAGTTGCTACACCAGTACCAAGCCCTGAAATGCCAGTAGACAAAGGCAAACCAGTAGCGTTTGTCAAAGTGGCAGATGTAGGAGTTCCAAGAGCAGGAGTCACCAAAGTAGGACTATTGGCAAACACCAAAGCACCTGATCCTGTTTCATCAGTAACAGCACTAGCTAAATTAGCACTTGAAGGTGTACCCAAGAATGTAGTAATTCCACTACCTAAACTGGATAGACCTGTACCACCATTGGCAACAGGAAGAACTCCCGTGATGTCAGCAGTAGAAAGAGTTACGGCATCCCAAGTAGCATTCGTGCCATCAGTCTGAAGATACTTGTTTGCGTTGCTTGTTTGGCTTGGCAATAGGTTGTTTAGAGCACCTGCGGCTGTAGAAGCACCTGTACCACCATCAGCAACAGCTAAGTCTGTAATTCCAGTAATTGTTCCACCAGTAATTGCGGCAGCAGAGTTGTCTGTCTTTGTCGCAATTGCAGTAGCAATGTTGTTGTACTCAGTGTCAATCTCAGTACCCTTGACAATCTTTAGTGGATCACCAGTTGGGAGATTATCTTTAGTCGCAAAGTTGGTACTTTTTGTGTATTGGCTCATGTCATTCTCCGTTTTGCAAATATGCCACTAACATTTCCAACTCTTGTAAACTTGCATAACCTTTTATGCGATTTGCTTTCCAAGAGATTATTTGGATATTGTCTGGCGTGTAACCTTTTGTTGAATCTATGCGGTCAATACTAGGACTTGTTTCTCTAAAACCAGCAGTATTGAATTCTAATTTCATTCCAAAAATAGGGCAACATCCATCTTTGGGATAAATTTCTTTTACATCTTCAACAGTAATCGTATGCTCACGGTCTTTGTCTTTTGCTCGTTGCTTCGATGCGTTTATCAGCATTTGTAGGCGATAGTCAAAGTCCTTCCTACGATTTCGCTGATATGTTCGAGAGTATTCAAGACCTTGTTCGTAATTTTCAGCCCTACGTTTTGTTTGATAAGCTAAATCACAAGCTCTACATCTATATTGCAAACCATCAGGAGCAGCATTGTTTTTTGTAAAATCAGAAAGAGACTTTTCTTCCTTGCACCAACTGCACGATTTTGAAATTTTGACAACTTTTAAAAGTGCACTCACGATTTATCCTATCTTGCCGTTCTTAGTTAAAAGTTCAATCTTTTGAATTGATAACTGTGTTCCATTGATTGTTGTCTCATATCCAGTCTGAACAACCTTGCCAGCACCAGATGCACTTACATCTAAGGTCTTAATTAAAACCCCGTTAGAGTACTCTGAAATGTTGTATTCAGCAATACCATACTCGTACGTCCCTTGAGCAGGGATATACGCATTGCTTGACAGATAATTGGTAGCAAAATCAAAGCCCCACTTTATCGTTACAAACTGGTCTGAACCACCAATAACGATAACCTTAATGCGCTTCAAAATAGAAATTTGATTCACATTACCAAGGTCTGCATGGTTTGTGTAGTAAGCAAGTCGATAGTTAGATGTGCTATCTTGATAGCCACCATACTTACCAATAAAGCCAGTTTTACCAATAAGCAAATCACCATTGCGTAGTGAATACAAACAAGTAGGGGCTATATTATTCCATTGCGTTACACGGGAAGCACCATCAGGAAGTTGTGTCTTTGTGTCAAAACAGAACACTTGAGCCAATGCAGGTAGCGTAAGCAGATAAAACGCATTCTTCTCTGAGTAAACAGACTTCACAGCACTCAATGTTTCAACCGATAAAGCTGAAACTAAAGTAGAACGAATGTTCTTAGACAAGTCTCTAAGTGGTGCAGACTTCTCTTGAATAGTCCTCATCAAAGAACGAACACCTGAGTCTGACAAGAAAATAACGTCAGAACCAATACTCTGTATCGAATCTCTGGCAACACACCCAATAGAGCCTACTGTGTCGCTTAGAGACATCGTGGCAGGGGTTGTAGCACCTTGATAAACAAGAATCTGTCGTTTACCAAAGATAAACAAGAAATCATTGTGAGCTGCAAGACCCATTACTTCATCTGCACCATTAGGCCATACACGGGTCACATCTAGTGAACCTGTTGTACCACCAGCCCATACATGACCTGCAATCAGATCAGAAAAGAAAACAGTTGTCTTATTGCTTGTAGTGTTAGCCACCCACAAACGACCAAATGCTGAAATAGCAATGTTTGCTTGTGGAACAGTTGCCACATAGCCAGAACGCTCACTCACTCTGCGATACGTAGTTGTACTTACAGCAGGGTCAAAAATCAATGGATCGTGACCAGATTGAAAGAAGTAAGTAACTCCATTCAAAGTAGCACAATGCCAGTTACTAGCAGTAATCGTGGGAGCAGTCCCACCACCACCATAGGTCAACTCAGTTACAGCGTTAGAAGTTCCAAGTTTGAATAACTTGTTGTTCCCTGCAAACAGAACTGTCAGAGTGCCATCAATTTGGACTAACTCGTGGATGACAGTAACGTCATTAAATCCTAAGTTACCAGATGAAGGATTAACAAGCGTGTAACCTTTTCTAGCACCAATACGTCCGAACTGGTCAATCACACAGTTAGTTGCAACCAAAGCGAAGCCAGACGCCAAATCTAATGGCGAATCTTGAGTATTCAGGCCATAAAAGCCTGGTGCTGAAATGCTATCGCTTTGAAGTGGTGCAGCCATTACACCGCCACAAAGTTGTCTTCAGGATAACGAGTGCTTTCCAATGCAATAGCATCAGAGAGCATACCTTTGTATAAAACATAGGCATCTGAAGTTGTTGTGCCACCATCTTCGCCACGCTCCATCAAAGCACGAGCATAGGCATTCTGAGTAACCAAGTAGTCCAATACCTTGACTGAAGTGCCATCAGCAGACAGATTAGCCTGTGGGATGGTTAAATCAAACTTCAGTGTGTAGACACCATTGGGAACAGGAAAGAGGTCAATCTTTGTGTCGCCACTACCATCTACCCCGTTAAAGCAGAACTCGCTAGGAATGGACTGTGAAGGTGTGCCAAAGTTAAGTTTGCGGTTCATATCCGCAGTAGTTGTGTGATCTAAAGTTATAACACTGGTAGTGTTGATAGCGTCATTAACACGAAACTTCTGACCTGAACCCGTCAAAGAATATGAACTTGTGCCACTGGTAGTAGTAACTGTGACTGTCTGAGACAACACATTCCATGAATAAGCATCTTCAATCTGACGCTTTGCATCATTGACAAACTTGCCAATCAAAGCGGAATAGTTTGTTTCTGAGACTGTAGAAACATTAGTCTCACGTAAGCGGGTGAGAACATCGTTAACAAGTTCTAAGTAGGTCATGTTCTTTGTGCTCCCTGAACCTCAAATGTGGCAATAAAACTGAATGAACTTGCACTTTGAGTAGTAATTTGAATTCTATCGCCTTCTTCTAAAACGATATAAGCATTGCCATCAAACTGAAGGTATTGCTTTGAAGT